GCGTCGTCGCCACCTCCACCGCCAAAGAGATCATCTGCACCGCCGGCTTCTCCGCCAGCTGCAGCGTCTTCCCCTCCCGGCGTACCTGCTTGCTCGATCGTGCTATCGATTAGCTTCTCACGCATGCGTTCATCATCCATCTCCTCGATCTGTTCCTGATTGAGGCCCCAGATCTCGCTACGGACAAATTTCTTACTAGCCATACCCTCTGGCGCTGAACCTGCGATTTCGAATTTGGCTCGCCAAAGCTCGAGCTTCTGTTGCTGAGCGACCGTTGATGGGTTACTGAGGCGCAGCGTAAAGTTTTGTAGGTCTTCACCATCGAAACCATGCGCATAGAGGTGAATGATCGACAATTTGTTTAGCTCTGCCATCATCGTCTTTTGAATGACGTTGATCGTGCGGCTGAAGCGGATGTCTTCCTGCGCGAGGGTTGCCTTGCTGCTCAGTAGTTCGTCGTATCCCAAATACGCTCGAGGAATCTTGAGCGCCGCAAAGAGTTTCTTCTGAATGTACGCGACGTCTTCGACGGCTGCGGTGTTCTGTCCGCCCGCCAGGGTGTCAATCTTTGTTCCGGACTCTCCTCCTCGTACAGGAATGAAGTAGTCCTCTTCAACAGACATCGGATTGTAACGAAGATCAACTCGCCCGGTCTGCCTGTCAACGACGGGTGCCGTCCTCATATTCTGACGTTGTTGCTCGATGTAGGTCGGCACGTCGGCGGGAGGGATGTTTGCAACGTCAATGTAGAAGACGCGACGTTCTGGAGCTCTGACGACGCGATAGACGAGCATCGCGTCTTCGATTAGGATCAGTTGGCGCCAGATGCGTCTGGCAGGCTCAATGATCGACGACCCGTACGGGAGGAACATGTCGTTGCCGAGCAATCGGAAGTGAGTGACTTCCCAATTCTCAAGCGTGCGGTTGCCAAGAGTGACCCACCGATAACGAACAGCAAAAGGGTCATCGCGATCGTAGTTCTCTTCACGTTCAATCTCGTTGACCGGAATCGGGAATGCATTGACAACGCCATACTCAGGAGAGACGTCATTGTAGAGGAAGAAGTCACCGTACTTGCAAAGATTGCGCGCCCAAGAACGGAGGTTGAATTCAACGTTGAGGATGTTGTAGAAGAGGTCTTCCAACATCTCCCTGATCTTCTCGTTGTCAGAGTAGATGTGGAGAACTCGTCCCTTCTCGTCCTGTGCGCATGTTTCATCTGCGTAGATGTCCATGGCAGCGGCGATCTCAGGAGTGTATTCCATCTCCTGAAAGTCCTGATAACGCATCAAGCGTTCGCTCAGGTTGTACGCATTTGACGTGATTGTCGCGTACGTAGGCGACAATGACTTTTGAAAGAGAAGAGTTCCCGATGACTTGGTCTTATCAGCGACCGCCATCGTCGTGTCGAGGGCTCGGATCTTACGCTTGACGACAGGACCGCTTCGGAAGAGGCGGGTCAGTCTTCGGAATAGACTCTTGGGTTCTCTTGATGCCATCTTTTATGCCCCTCCATTCAGTTGGGGCCTTCTGTACTGTACACTGCTGAGTGCGATCAGTAACCGTTTAGGTACTTGATCAGCTCGGCGCGTGATTTGAAAGTAGTCGATTGACCCCGAGGATCGGTCGCTTCATAGCCGGTCGCCACTGGCTTGACTTTCACGCCCTTTTTGTCTGCCATGGCCTTGACGTACTGTGCCTGAAGGTTAGGAATCTGAGGCATTGCTGATTCCTTTTGTGAACCCTTCACTGCTTTCAGAGAAACCATCTTGGGTTCCTTCTTCTGAACGGGAATGTAGGATCCTGGCGAGCTTAGCATATTCTCAAGCACCTTCTCCAACTCACCGAGATGAGGTGTGACTGCATTGATTGCAGCAGGAGGGGCCTTCTCTTTGAAGCCCTCGACAGCAGCAAGTAGCTTGCTAGCAACGCCTACAACGGAGTTGATGCTCTTGTGATCGACCACTTCATTAACATTTGCGAGTTCATCTTTGATGATCTCACGAAGCTTGGTCAAGCTGATCTCTTGGTCGGACATCGGTATACGCCTTCTGGGTTAAGTATCGATCACCGAAGCAACCACGAGAAATCTGAGGTATCTCTCAGCATCGGGTTTTGCGGTGCAACTTGTGATGGGTCACGTGGGCGATAGACGCTATGAGCGTTAACGCCCTTGATTGCTGGATTGACTAATGGTTGTGCTTCGTTGATGCCGCCGGGCATCTGGCTGAAGTCCTTGCGATGCAAGCGAGTTGCTTCAAGCATGGCGATCGCCATCGCATGAGCATTTGCGCTGATTCCTTCGCCGCCCTCAACCGTCCAACACGCGATGGCAATGCTCATGACGAGGTCGTCGTGACTATCCTTACCAGCCATCGGCTTGTTGCCGTTCCAAATGAACGATTGCAACTGATCATGAAGTCGTCGCGAATACGACTTCAACGTCTTACTACGGATCATCTCCTCAAGCTTTGCGAGGATCTGAACTCGTGTCTTTTGGTTCGTTGGAAAGCCCGGGAGTTGATTTGGGTCTAGTGGAATGTAGTGCCACGGATCGGCGACGTCATGATAGTACAATTTCTTGTAGCCGTGAACGTCGCGGAGCTTTGTGTTGACGAAGTAACCGAACGAGTTGTTCTCAGGAACGATCAACGCTTCGTTGTACTTCAGACCCCATTCATTGAGCATGTCTGCCAGCTTTTCTGGCGGGACCTTACCCATGTACTCCGCTGCAACTTCACAGTCTTCGACATCAACGATGTGAAATGTTGAGTAGTCACCTGCATCGCCTCGAGAAACGTCCGCAGAAATAGCGTAGGTGTGACCAACGACAGGAGGACTCCAGATCCATACGTTACGATCGTGACCACCCTTTTCGATCGGATCCATGATCTGAGAACGAAGATACTCGAGATCGTTCGGTTGAAGGAACGTGTCACCTGATGAGATAAAATCGCACAGATACTCCTGAGCAATCTTTCGTCGTGGAAGTGAACGTGTTTCCTTGTCGAACCATGCCTGATCATGTTCTGGGTGTTTATCCCAGGGAATCCGAATCGGATTGAAATCGTTCTGACCTGCTTCTGCTTGCGTCCAGAGGCTGTAATATTGACCACCAACGCCGTTAGGCGTTGACAGAATGATCGCACTTCCTCCAGTTGAGAACGTCGGTGCCAGACCGGTCCAAATCGTATCAAAGTCACGAATGAATGCAGCCTCGTCGATGATGAGAAGCGAAAGAGCTTCTGAACGACCTGCGTCGTCTGACGTCGGGATGGCAGTGACCTGTGAACCGTTGCTGAATCCGATGGACTGCTTAGTTGGTTCGAACTTCGGCAACAACAACCAAGAAGGCAAATTGTCGAGCATGAATCGAACTTTCTTGATGAAGTTCATCGCGGTCGGAAGCTTGGTAGCGATGACCAGAATGTTCTTGTCCTTGTAGAAGATTGCCAACCACACTGCGTATGCAGCGCTCAAGGTTGACAGACCCAATTGTCTGGACTTCAGGACGATGTTGAGACGATGTTCTTGGAACTGCTCGATGCACTCATCCTGAAATGGGTACGTGTCGAAGGGAAGCGTACCTCGAGTGGGGTGTTGAATCTTTGCATACTTCTTGATGAAGTATAGAGGATCCTTTCCACACTTGATGATCTCGCTGACCTGTTCGGCCTTCGAGAGATGTTTGGCAACGTCAGTCATCAGCCGATCTCGAACACCGTCTTCCGACGATAATACGCCGTTCGACGGGGATTGTGGACGTTGAAGTTGATGATCTCAACGCTGTCAACGCTGGACGCTTCTTTCGCCGAGATGCTTTCGCCGCACAACTCTTTGTAGTTGGCCTTGACGTTCTTCATCACCTGATCAGTGATCGACTTCGCTTCTTCAGCGTAGCGTCGCTTCATCTCGATCAGTTGACGCTCAGTGCCGAAGTTGACAACCACGGCGTAGGACGCTAGCACCCGGTCGGGTCCCATCATCGTCAGCTTCACTGAGTATGATGCGGTCTTCGGTGTGGATGACCGTCCCCAGGTCGTGTCGATCGCCTGACCCAAGGCGTTGTAGTCGATATCTGCCATAGTGACGGAGCTCCCCGCCCTAACTATGGCTAGTCGTCAGGTCTAATCAACGTCAATGGTCAATGCTAGCGGCATACGGTCGGCTTCTGCGGCGGTCACTTGTTCGGTGGTGGGTCGCCAACCGTCTTTCCAGTCCTTACGCCGTGCATGAGCCCACAGTCGGGCGCATCGATCGCAGCACGAAAATTCCATCGATGCTGATTCATCATCACGACCGTAAAGAACATGATCGCAGACAGGACACGCAAGCGGCACGGGTGGTTCTGTCCCGACAGGGACAATGACAACGAAGCCTTCTGGGCGTTCTTCGATCAACCTATCTTTGAGGTACGGTCTCACGTCATCCCTTGCTGTACCCGCAAGTCGGACACACTAGACAACCCTCGCTCGGTACAAGCGTGTTGTAGGCGCATTGAGGGCACCTGTTCAAACGTTTCACCAGTTCGTCAATGATTTCGAACAGGAAGTTGGTCTCCTGTAGGTGGTGGTCGCGGAGTCGCTGCCATTCTTCGGCCGCACGAGGGTCTCCTGTAACAACAGGATCAATGGGATCTTTGTATCCGTGCACAGTGGCCCACTTCTTCGGTTCTTTGACACCGACCATGAGAAGCGCGTCAACACGTTCTTCAACCGACTTTGACATCATCCCTCGCAGGCTTCAAGTGAAAGACGACCTTACTGACAGAGCTCGTTCGCTCTGTCAGAGGTTCTGTCGCAATTGCCATTGCTGCACCATTGTACGGTGCATCAGGTTCATTGACAACTGCAATGTTGAAACCTTTGGCTGTGAGCTTGTCACGGTACAAAAGAAGTTCAACTTCGTCTGCAACATGAAGTAAGCGGATGACTGTCCTCTTGTTGATCGGCGCGTTCAAGATTGCTTCGCCACAAGCATGACCAACATTCACCATCTGTACGTACACAGGAAGGTCTTTCCTAACGAGGACGTACTGTGCTGGCACTTTTTCTTCTTTGATTTCTTCTGTCATGCGTCGGCCTTGAGTCCCTTATCGTTGTATACCACTTTGGCGTCCTTCTCGACCTTTTGAACCTCAAGGATGTGATCAGCTACATCCTTGACGCCTTCAACGTGAGTGATCACAATGATCGTCTTGAAGTAACGCTTCAACGAGATGAGCAAGCGATTACATGCCTCAACTGACGAAGGATCAAGGGGACCGAAGCTCTCGTCGATGATGAACATGTCCGTCTTGGGAAGAGAAGACACGTTGATGAGAGCAACGCGGATCGCCAACGCAGCGATCGTCTTCTCCATGCCGCTTCCCAATTCGATGATTCTCTTACTGTCGCCGTAGTCGATGTAGACTTCCATCGAATCGCTGTCATCATCCTGTTCCAACTCGACAGTGAAGTCGACGATGCCGCTGAGAATCTGTGCAATCTCAGCATTGATGAGAGGCAACTGTGACGAAACGATCAAGCTGGGGATGCCACGGCGTGAGAAGGCCTGAGCGATCAACTCGTGTGCCTTCATCATCTGAAGCAGTTCATGACGTTGTTTGCGGTCGACTTCAGTCTTGTTGTAATCGGACTGAATGCGACCAACGTCACTTGCAATCGTCAGCTTCTCGCTGTCGAGACGCTTGATTGCCCTCTGAAGTTCATCGAGTTCGTTTCTAAGGGAAACTACCTCAACGTTCTCTTCATTTTTCTGTGCTTCCTTGAGCTCCTTGAGCAGCTGTCCAGCAGACGTCAGAGTGTTCTCGTACTCCGCAATCGTAGTCTCGAGCCTGACGATCTCGACCTCACGGTTCGAGACCGAAACGTGCAGTTTCGACCTGAGGTCGCCGAGTTGTTCGATCTTCGTGACCTTGTCGATCAGACCTTCTGCTTTCAGGACTTCGAGCGCGGCTTCGGCCTTCTGCAGCTTGTCACCGGCACGGGTGACCTTGTCTCGCTGTGGTTCGACTCGTTCCTTGTTCTTGAAGGCGTCCTTGATGAACTTGCACGTCGGGAAGGTATCGCCGCAAGGCACGTCGTCCAGAATCTTGAGCGAACGTTCCTGTGCCTTCAAGAGCGCAGCGTCCTTTTCATGAACGTGCTTGAGGCTTTCGAACGATGATTCAAGCGTGCGGTACGCCTCGAGACGACGCTTCAGTTCACTCAGGTCGTGTTCTGCAGTGACTGTCTCGATTGAAGCAATCTTCTTGCTGAGCCGATCAACGTCTTCCCTTGCAACGACTAGACGGCCACGTGCGTCGGTGAGTTTGTCGGTGAGGTTCGTGACTCGTGCCTGCTGCGTCTCGACCTGAGACTTCGTCACAGGCGTGAAGTCCTTGAAGCCCGCAAGTTGAGTGCGAACGTCGTGGAGCTTCAGGTTCGTCTCGTTGAGAAGGTGGTCCTTCTCGTTGATCGACTCGGTGCATTCAACGAGCTTCTGCTCGTACGTACGCTCGATGAGTGCCCAATCTCTATCAGGAAGATTGCGCAGCGATCCCTTGTTGACATTGACATCGATCTTCGCGAGGTCATACATCTTGTCGAAGATGTCAAGGTCGAGGAATCGAGAGAGGTC